GGCCGAGCGCCTCGGTCAGTTGCACGAGATCAAGACCTCACCGCTGTCGTGGATCGGCTCCAAACTCGGTATCAGGCAGATGCCTGTCGATTACGAGCAGGATTTGCACAACAACCGGGTGGGGATCGAGTTGGCCAAGCGCTCCAAGAGCCAAAAGGACCTCGAGGACCTGATCAACATGGAAGCCGAGCGGGCCAAGAACCAACAAATCCCCGGCACGGCGTGGATTGGAAAGCCTGTCCGCCGTGCAGACGGCTCGCCCGAGGAAGGGGAAATGGGTCCATACATCGGCAACCCCAACATCCAGCGCCAAGGCCAGAAGGCTCGCGAACTGGCGGCGCAGCGCGATGTGAACACGCTGCCCGATCCACGGACCTATGCTGCTGTCTCCGGCTTCTTGGGCACCCCGCCCGACGAGCAGGGCTTCTCTGTTTTGCACCCCGATCTGGAAGGGATCAAAAAGGCAGGGGATGTGGGGTTTATGGCAGGCACCGCTGCCCAGATCGCTCCCGCCGTGGGCGCAATGCGCAATCTGGGCAAGGGCGTGACGGAATCAGCCAAGGCACTGCAGGGTTTGAAGGATATCCCGGTGGGGGCCTCGATCAAACCTGTGCAGCCCTTCTTCCAGCACACGCCGACTGCTGATGCACCGTTTGTTGGGCGGCTTGATGAGTTTGTGGCAGGCCTGCAAAACCCGGTGCGCAAAGATCAGTTCTTGGGCCAGATCACGGGCAAGTTCCGTGACTACGACATCGAGCGGGCGCAACGCGCATTGGCTGATTTGCCGGACAACGCCAAGTTACAGCCAGTGGACCTGCTCAACAAACTCAAGGAGCGCTACGATCCGGCGGCCATGCGCACCACGGTCCTTGACCCGGAGATGGACAAGTACTGGGCCAATCAGGACAACCCGTATAAGGGCCAGCCCGTGGGCGTGGTGCACCTGAGCACGTTTGCTTCTCCAGAGCAATTAGACCGTGTGGCCAAGATGGACAAGTTGGATTTGACGCTGTGGCGTTTGGGGCGAGTGGACGAGAACGCGCAAGCGGTCATTCCGGGCACCGAAGTGTTCCGCTCCGATCCAATTGCAAGCACACAGTTGGATCGAATCATCGCTGCGCGGCAAGATTTGATTGATCGAACAGCCCCGATCCGCGAAGCCAAGGAGTTGATGAACGACATTCGGTACCCGGCCATCAGCCCGCGCTACAACCAGTTGTACAACCAGTTCTCCGCCGAGGCTAGACAGGCAGGCGGATACCCCGATTTCGCCACGCTCAATGAACGGGTCAAGAGTATTTTGATCCCGCAGGCCGAAGCGCGGCTGACTCAACTGTTCGGCGAGGTTCCGTTGTCGGAGCGGGAGCTGAAGGAGGCGATGACCAAGAAGTTTGGCGAGGACTGGATGACCGAAATCAGCAAGGCTGAGAAAAATGTGGAGGACATGTCCCGCGATTTCCGCCGATATGTCTCTGGCAACCCCCAACACTTCGGTATTGAGGTGCCCTACAGGGGCAAAGGCATCCACAGCGGCTTGAACCCTCCCCCAAATGCAGCCAGTTTCACCCGTTTTGTCGAGCAAAACGTGCAGGACCCAGAGCGCGGGCCGCTCAAGGGCATGCATTTGCTCGAAATTCAGTCCGACCTGACCAGCGAACTCAAGGCGGGACGCGATGTGGGCCTGAAAAAGCACGAAGTTTTCCCCAACATGCCTGAAAATCGGCGTGTGGTGCAGCAGTTGGGCATGAAAAACGCTGTTGCAGCGGCCATTAACCGGGGAGATCAGTTCGTCACGTTCCCCGGCAAGGAGTCTGCGAAGCCTCAACTGTACGAAGGGGTGCGCGACAACCTCAAATACGTGGCCAAGGACCTTGGTCCGGGCTTCGAGGTGCGTCCTTTCACGTTCAAAAATGCTCAAGGCGACGAATTGCAGCACTGGGGCATCACTTGGGGCCCTGAAGCAGCCGCTCGGATCAAGAAAACTGGCGTACCATTTAAGGATGGGGGCGCTGTCGAGCGTGTCACCACCGACAATCGTCGCTATCTGTAAGGAACGAACATGCCAATTGAGAAAAACATCACTGCGGATGAGTTGCCCACAGGTGACAAACTGGTTGAAGTCGAGTCGGAAGAGAAATTGCCCGATATCAACATCGAATTCGACGAAGATGGCGGCGTAACCATCGGTTTGGGCGAGGAAGAGGACAAAGAAGTCCCCTTCGACAGCAACTTGGCCGAGGTGATGGACCCCTCAGTGCTGCAGCAGATCGCTTCTGACCTCATCGTGATGTACGAAGCCGACAAATCGTCGCGCAAAGAGTGGGAAGAGCAGTACGGCAAGGGCTTGAAGATGCTCGGCTTCAGTTTCGAGGAGCGCACCAAGCCTTTCAAGGGCGCATGCGGCACTCAGCACCCGCTTTTGACCGAAGCCATCGTGCAATTTCAGTCGCAGGCGCTCAAAGAACTCATGCCTGCCGAGGGTCCCGTGCGCACACAGGTGCTGGGCAAGGAAACCCGCGAAAAACTCATGCAGGCGGACCGTGTTCGCGACTTCATGAACTACCAAATCACCACGGTGATGGAAGAGTACACGCCTGACTTCGACCAACTGCTGTTTTGGATCGGCTACGGCGGCTCGGCGTTCAAAAAGGTCTACTACGACTGGGACAAACAGCGCATGGTCAGCAAACTGATCACGCCTGACGACCTGTACATCCCCTACAAGGGCTCATCGGTGATGAGCGAGTGCGCTCGCATCGTCCATCGCGTGATGATGTCGGACAACGACTACAAAAAAGCCGTGTTGCGTGGTCAATACCTCGACAGCGCACAGGCTTCAGTGCCTGCCCAACTGCCGCAAAGCACGATTCAGAAGGAAGTGGACCGTGTGACGGGCATTCAGCCCACCACCGAGCCCGAAGAAATCTCCCTGCTCGAGTTTCAGGTCGATATGGACCTCGAAGGCTTTGAGGACAAGGACGAAGACGGCGAACCCACAGGCATCAAACTGCCCTACATCGTCACCATCGACGAAGTGACGCAAGCCTGCATCGGTGTGCGCCGCAACTGGAAGGAAGGCGACAAAACCTACGCCCGCAAGCAGTACTACGTGCACTACCTGCTGGTTCAAGGCCCCGGCGCCTACGGCCTGGGCTTCCTGCATCTGGTGGGCGGCTTGAGCCAAGCGGCCACCGCTGCGCTGCGTCAAATGCTTGATGCGGGCACCCTGGCAAACCTGCCTGCAGGCTTCAAAGCTAAAGGCGCTCGCATCATGAACGATGATGTGCCGCTGCAGCCCGGCGAGTTCCGCGATATCGACGCCGGTGGCGTGGAGTTGAGCCAGACGCTTATGCCGCTGCCCTACAAGGAGCCCAGCCAAACGCTGTTCGCGCTCCTGGGCTTCTGCTCCGACGCAGGCCGCCGTCTTGCCAGCGTCACCGACATGCAGGTGGGAGACAGCAACCAAAACGCCGCAGTGGGAACCACCATCGCCTTGCTGGAAAAGGGCGGGCAGGTCATGTCCTCCATCCACAAGCGCCTGCATTACTCGCAGCGCCTGGAGTTCAAGCTGCTGGCCGAGGGTTTTGCAGAGTGCCTGCCCGATGAGTACCCGTACGATGTGCCTGGTGAGAGCCGCACCATCAAGAAAAAGGATTTCGATGACCGCATTGATGTCCTGCCGGTCTCGGACCCCAATATCTTCTCGATAGCCCAGCGCATCACCATGGCGCAGACCCAACTGCAGCTTGCGCAGAGCAACCCGCAGATGCACAACATGTATGAGGCCTACCGCCGCATGTATGAGGCCATCGGGGTGCGCGACATCGACAGCATCCTGAACACGCAGAACGTCGATAAGCCCAAGGACCCGGCCAGCGAGAACGCTCAGGCGCTCGACGGCTCGCCCCTGAAGGCGTTCGCCGGCCAGCAGCACGATGCGCACATCGTGGCGCACCTGATGTTCGGCCTGTCGCCGCTGGTGGGCTCCATGCCGCAGGTGGGCCTGACCATCCAGAAGCACATCTTCGATCACATTCGCCTGAAGGCCGAAGAGGCGGTCGAGGCCGAGCTGTTCACCCAGTACGGCGTGGATCCGGACGGCCTGGTGTCCGCGCTGCAGCGCGAGGCGCTGGTCGCCATCAAGGTCGCGGAGTTCTACCAGCAGGCCAAGAGCCTGCAGTCCGAACTCATGGGCCCCCAGGAGGATCCGCTGGTCGAGGTCAAGAAAGAGGAGATCGCGCAGCGTGCCGCTGCCGACGCCGCCAAGGACCAAAACGAGAAGTCCCGCATCCAGCTTGATGCACAGGAAGTGCAGGGCGATCAGGCGCTGGCACAAGCCAAGCTGGTTCTCGATTCACAGAAACTGCAGCAGCAAGGAGTCAAAGATGCGAATCAACACACCCAAGCCACCGAAAGTGCCCGCCTCCAAGCGTTTAGCCGGGCCCAAAAAGGTAGCAACCCCGGCAGAAAAGCCTAAAACCACAGACGTTTATCGAAAAGACGCCGTCAACAAGGTAAAAATCACCTAACACAGGCGCATAATGCGTCTGCAGCCCTCGGACAGGGGCCCATCTGTCTGCTTCATTGGATCAATCCATGCTTGAATTTGCTGAGAGGACGCTAATCGCAATTCGGAACCTGCGCCAGCAGACCGAAAACCTGCTGATTAGCGGCGGCGTGAAGGATATGGAGCAGTACCGTTTCCTGATGGGTCGCCTGGAGGGTTACAAGTTTGTTGAGATGGAGATTCAGCTCCTTCTGGACAAAAACGAAGACCTATAAAGGAGAACCCGATGGAAATGACTGCGTTGGAAAAGAAGTGGGCCGAGGAGGCGGCGGCCCACGTCCCGTCTCTAGACGATGCCTACGACAGCGAGGGCAGCCTCAATGTCGAGAAGATCGAGCAGAGCGTCATCGATCGAATCCCCCAGCCCACCGGCTGGCGGATCGTGATCCTGCCCTACCGCGGGGCAGAAAAGACCAAAGGCGGCATCGTGCTTGCCGACCAGACTCG